TACCGCAGGGCACGATCGCCAGAGTCTGTGCTGGGAACTTCGCCAATATGCCGAAGGGGTCAACGATAAACTCATTCACGACCCGACTTTTTACAGCAAAATCTACACCTCGACAGGCGATTGGAAGGAAGAAAGCACTTGGAAACAAGCGAACCCGAACTACGGAGTCACGGTAAAGGAAGACTATTTCGTCAAGGCGGTCGCTGAAGCCAGCGCCAACCCTTCAAGAGAGAACGCTTTCAGGCGTTTGCACCTGAACCAGTGGACATCACAAGAGACAAGATGGATCTCGCTAGAGCGTTGGGATGCCTGCGCCCGCGATCTCCCTGACCTATCCGGTCGAATGTGTTTCGGCGGTCTCGATCTTTCATCGACCCTCGACTTAACAGCTTTCGTGCTTCTCTTCCCGCCTATCGAACCGAACGAACCCTACTGGATCGTGCCGACCTTCTTCGCACCAGCGGACGCAGCGAGGGAACGAGAAAGAAACAACAAGCACCGGCTCGATGACTGGGAACGCCAAGGCCTGATCGTGACTACGCCTGGGCGATCGCTCGACTATAGGGCAGTCGTGGCGGTGATCGAAGGCATGGCGCAAAAATACAACATCCAAGAGATTGCAGTCGATCGCTGGAACATTAACCAGATTAGTAAGGATCTCGAAACGCTGGGCAAGAATAACGGGCGACCCGATTGGCTTGTCGGTTTCGGTCAGGGCTTCGCAGCGATGACCGCACCGAGTAAAGAGCTTGAGGTTCTAGTGCTCTCAGAAAAAATAGCACATGACGGCAACCCAGTACTCCGTTGGATGTTTAGCAATGTGCAGGTGGAGAGAGACAACGCAGGCAACATTAAGATGCACAAAGGCAAAGCCATCGAAAAAATTGACGGTATCGTTGCCACGATTATGGCACTAGGTCGGGCACAAGTAAGCAGCTTACACGCTACAAACATATACGACACCCAAGGAATCACACTACTATGATGAACAGAATAAAAGGCTTTATCTCTCGGGCGCTTTCCCTCAGTGGTGGCAACCTGAAAGACCCACGCTTAAACGAGTTGTTCGGGGGCAGTTCCTCCGATGCTGGCGTCAGCGTGACGCCTGACACTGCCCTCACCTACTCTGCGGTTTACGCTGCGGTGCGTTGCATTGCCGAGTCGGTTTCATCCTTACCGCTCAACTACTACGAACGCCTGCCGGGTGGTGGCAAGATGCACGCTAAAGCGAACCCGCTGCACACGCTCCTCCACGATGAGCCCAACCCCGAGATGAGCTCGCTCCAATGGCGCGAAGCCTCTATGGCGCACTTGCTTCTTCATGGAAATTCTTACTCTGAAATCGTGCGCGACCTCGAAGGCAATGTGGTCGAGCTCTGGCCGATTGACCCTACTATTGTGACACCCAAGCGCACCGACTCAGGCGAACTCTACTACGACCTACACCGTGGCAAAGCTTTCATCACCGCTGGCAATATGCTCCACATACCGGGGCTTTCTTTCGATGGCATCTCAGGCATGAGCGTTATCGGCCTTGCTCGCCAGTCGCTCGGGCTTTCAATGGCAATCGAGCAGTTCGGTGCTGGCTACTTCGGGCGAGGTGCGAGGCCCGGTGGTGTGTTGACTTTCCCCGGCCAGCTATCACCCGAAGCACGGCAGAACCTGCGCAGATCGTTTGAAGAACTTCATGCCGGTGGTGCGAACAGCCACCGAGTCGCTTTGCTCGAGGCAGGCCTAAAGTGGGAGGCGATTGGCGTGCCTCCTGATGACTCGCAGTTCCTTCAGTCGAGAGAGTTCCAGATCATCGAAGTCGCAAGGTGGTTCAATTTGCCGCCGAATAAGTTAAAGGACTTGTCAAAGACTTCGTACAACTCCCTCGAGCAAATGGAGATCAGCTTCGTGGTGGATACCTTGCGCCCGTGGTTGGTGCGTTGGGAGCAGCAACTGAACCGCAAGCTCATACGCCCGAAAGACAAAGGCAGTTTCTTTTTCGAGTTCAATGTTGATGGGATGCTGCGTGGCGATCAAGCCTCCCGGTATTCTGCGTACTCGGTTGGCAGAAATTGGGGCTGGCTTTCGGTTAACGAGATCCGAGAACGGGAGAACATGAACCCTGTCGAGGGTGGCGATGTGTATATGCAGCCGATGAATATGCAGGCGATTAACACCGCACCCACGGCAGCGCCTGCAACCGATCCGAGTCTGATGGCAGTACCAACTTCAGACCCGACAGCGATCGCAGCACCGGCAGCAGCAGCGGGGGCAGATGTCGCAAGCACCGCACTCAACGGCGCACAGATCACCTCGTTGGTCGACTTGGTTTCTCAGGTCGGGCAGAAGCTTATCCCGATCGGTTCAGCCAAGGCAATTGCAATCGCCTCATTCCCGTTCCTCTCGCAAGCGGTGGTCGATCAAATCTTCAACGGGCTCGACAGTGTACCAACTCCACCAACATTACCAAACCCTCCAGCGACCACACCCGCTCGCTCTCATGAGTCAATTATCCTTCGCCTCCTTGATGATGCAGGCGAACGACTCCAAAATGTGGAGTGTTCAGCCGTGAAGAGATTTGCCAACAAACCTCAAGAGTTCTTGGCCAAGCTTGATCACTTCTGTGCCGAGCATCGGGCCCGCGTCGTGTCCGCTTACTCACCCGTCCTCGAGGCGTTTGGCCTGACCACCGATCTCGATGGCCATGTCCAGCGACACCTCGACCAGTTCAGATCCACTTGGTTGGACTTCTCAGGCAGTGTGACCGCAACGAAACTTGCCGAAGCAGTTTCGCTCAAGATTCAAAACATGAAAGGGGTCAGTGATGAAAACTAATACGATCGAACGCAGGTTCTCCACCGAGCTAAGAGTTGATACCGCCACGCAAAAGATCATCGGCTATGCAGCGAAATACGATCTTAGCTCGGAAGACCTCGGCGGCTTTCGAGAGTTCGTTCGCCCTGGTGCATTCCAGCGGTCGCTCGACAGCAACCCCGATGTGCGGGCTTTGATTGATCACAACCCGAGTCTGATACTTGGGCGCACAGTCTCGGGCACCCTAAGACTCGAGAGCGATGCCACCGGGCTGAAGGTTACCATCGACCCGCCTGATACCCAGTATGCTGCCGATTTGATGGCAGTCATGGCTCGGGGTGATGTCAGTCAAATGTCGTTCGCATTCACCACCAGTGAAGACGCTTGGGACTTGGTTGACGGCAAGCGGGTGCGCAGTCTTCTCGCTGTTGAGCTCCATGATGTGAGTGTGGTGACTTATCCCGCCTACCCGGACACCTCGGTGGCAGTTCGCTCCTTATCGATCTACACCCAGGACGCAATCCGGTCAGCGCAACGCCTGCGGGAGCTTCGCCTGCGGGGCGACCGGTAGTTCAGCAACATGGACTAAGGACTCGCCTTGGTTTACGCAAATGCCTTTCCCTTGACTAGGGTGGGGGAAATCCCCCACCCCTCCTTTTTTTTTGGCACGATTGTTGACGGATCGCAGATCCGTGGTTTAATCGGTCTATCGAAATCAGTGCAGTCTTTACGCACAGTTTCCCGAACAAGGGGCCTGTGCGTTTTTTTATGTCTCTCACCGAGACTGATGCACTGCCCTAATACCGCAAATATTAGGAATCCACACCATGACCGAAATCGAAACACTGCGCAACCAGCGCACCGCAAAACTTGCCGAAGCCCGTGCCATTCATGCACAAGGCGAAACCGAAAAACGAACCCTGACCCCCGAAGAGCAAACCGCCTTTGATGGCTTGGTCGCTCAAGTAGATGAACACGAACAGCGAATCAGCGACCTTGAAGCGATGGGCGCTCCCGTTGACCCAAACGCTGTAGCTGTCGCCAGCAACGATGCGGGCACCGCCCGTAGCAATAAGCTTTCCGAACTCGAAGCTTCCTCCAAAAGACCCGCAGCACGACGATCTTCACCGATCGAAGCGCCTGCGTTTGTGCGCGATTTTGGCGATCGTCAAAGCACTTCAGACAGAGCATTGGCCTTACGAGGATGGCTCGGATTTCACTCCGTAAACGGTGCCTCCAATGAGCAGAGAAACGCTGCGCAACGCTCTGGCCTAGAACTTGGGAACAATCGCTTGAGCTTCAAGCTCAACGCAAAAGCTCCTAAG